GGCAGCCCAATACGATCGACGGCGACCCATACGTCGAGGTGCCGGACATGCCTAACGAGGGGGCCAACGCCTTCCCGATCGTCTACGGCGACTTCGCCCGCGCCTACACGCTGGTCGATCGAATCGCCATGTCGATGCTGCGGGATCCCTATACCCAGGCGACCAGCGGCAACATCCGCTTCCTGTTCTATCGCCGCATCGGCGGCCAGATCGTCCTGGCCGAGGCGATCCGCAAGCTCAAGTGCTCGACCTGATCGGCTGAACCGGCCGGATCGACGACGGCGGCGGGGCTCCGGTCGTGCCGCTCTCTTCCTCACCTTCACGATTCCCGGAAAGGAAAGCGCCATGGCGCGCGATATTCACAACAGTCTGCACGTCCGTCGCGGCATCAGCCCTGCGGCGGCAGTCGTCGACAATACGCCCTTCGTCTCCCAGATCGCCGATCTCCTGGGCTACGAGGCCGCCGAGTTCGTCATCCTGACCGGTGCGCTCGCCGATGCGGATGCCACCTTCACCACCTTGGTGGAGCATGGCGACGCGCCCAACATGTCGGACGCAGCCGCCGTTCCCGACGACCAGCTGATCGGGCTGGAAACCCAGGCAAGCTTTACGTTCGCGGACGACGACAAGGTGTTCAAGATCGGCTACCGCGGGCCGAAGCGTTATGCGCGCGTGACGGTCACGCCGGCGGCCAACACCGGCAATGCCTTCGTCGCCGGTGTGTGGGTGTTGGGCCATCCGCGCAATCGCCCGACCGCCAATCCGCCGGCCTGATCATGAAGGCGAGGGTCGTCAAGGCATTCGTGGGGGCGCCCGATGGCGTCCTCCATCCCCGACTGTTCGAGGTGTCGGAGCTGGTCGAGGGAGATCTCGCGAGGGTCGCTGTTGCCGAGGGGTGGGCAGAGGCGCTGGGCGCTGCTCCGACGGAGCAAGAACCTCCGCGGCGGCGCTCGCCGAGCCGGTGAACGAGCCCCTGTTCGAGGTCGTCACCCCCGTGGCAAACGCCGCTGCACGGCGGCTGACGACAGCGACGAAGGTCCAGGCGGCTCTCCGGCTGGGCAGTATCGATAGCACGTTGATCGAGAGCATCATCGATGCCGTCAGCGGGGAGTGCGTCCGATACTGCAATCTGGCTCGGCCAGCGACCGGCGGTGGCGTGCCGACTTTCGGGCAGGAAGTTCTCCGCGCCACATGGCTTGCGACCAATCTGTCTCGTGGTTCCGTCCTGATCCTGCCGTGGCGGCCACCCGTCGCGACGGTGGACAGCGTCGTCGAGGATGGGACCACCCTCGCCTTGAATACCGACTTCCGCCTCGTTGGCGGCGGCATGCTGGAGCGAATGACCGACGACGCCCCGGTCTCCTGGTCGCCCGGCAAGATCGTGGTGTCCTGGACGGCCGGCTGGTCACTGCCGACTGGGGTGCCGGCCGAACTCGAGGGGCAGGTGATCGAGCAGGTGAAGATGAAGTACCTGGCCACCGATCGGGACCCCGCCCTCAGGTCCGAGAACACGCCCGACGTCTGGTCCGGCTCGTATGCGGTCGCCGGCGGCGACAGTATCGGCGAAAGCGGCCTGCTGAAGTCGCTGGAAGCAGCACTGTCCCCGTTCAAGACGTGGGCAGTGTGATGGCGGCTTCGGACACCGCCCGTAATGCTGCCCGTCTGATCGCGCTGCACGGCGAGACAATGGTGCTGAAGCGGGCGAGCGAAGCCACGGTCGTTGTCCTGAAAGGCAAACGCCTCGTCGGTTCGACGGTCGATATAGGCGGCTCGGCCGTCCAGCAGGAGTTCCGGGTGAAGATCGGCCCGTCGGAACTGTCATCGTCGGCCTGGACGAGCAAAGCCCCGGTTCGCCACGACAGCATCGTCATCGACGGCCGCGAAAGGTCGATCCTCGATGTCCGTCCCTTGGGCGATGGGGGCACGGTCGCACTCTACGAGTTGCTGGTCGCGGGCTGACATGCCCGTCATTGTCGAGGGCATCACGACCGAGCAACTCGGCCGCAGCATTGCCGACTGGGTCAAGGCTGCCACCATCGAAACCGCCGAGCGCGTACTGCGCGAAGAGGTGGCCAGAGGCTTCGACGCCGAGCCGGTGGTGATCACCGACGGCATGCCGCGACGTGACTATCTACAGGTAAAACCGTTCGGGCGGATCGAGTTCGCGGCGCGCACCAGCATGGTGGAGGCAGTTCGCTGGGCGCTGACCGAATTACAGAAGAAGAGTCCGGTGCTGACCGGGCGATATGCCAGTTCGCATACCGTGATGATCAATGGTGCCGAGGTACAGGGCAATATCTGGCTTGCGCTGCGCAACGTTCGGTCGACGGATCGCGTCCAGATCGTCAATCCGCAGCCCTACGCCCGAAAGATCGAGGGCGCGACGGCGAACAGGCGTACCGGCCGTGGCAAGCGGGCGGCCCTCAGTCGGCAGGCCAGGAGCGGCGTCTATCGCGTCGTGCTGCGCGCCCTGATCAACCGCTTCGGCAAGGCACTGTTCTTCGACTTCAAGTACGTGAACCTGAACATCGGGATCAAAGTGTGGGGCAAACGGGGCGCCCGGCGCGTCCAGCGGGACCAGGTGTATCCGGCGCTGCAGTTCTTCATCAAGCCCACGGGGTTGCCCAACTAAGGTCAGGACACGATGTATGGCGTTCATCCGATTGCCAGCGTGCCGCTGGGCGCGACGGCCACGGGCCTGGTCGTCGGCGACCCCCTGCGCATGGCATTCCGCGACCGGCTCATAGTCTGGTTGGCCGATCTCGGCATCGGCTGGCCGATCAGGGATCTCTACAACACGGGTGACAATCCGGACGTCTCGCAAGGCTTCGTGGCGCTCGATTTTCCGGGTGGCACCGAGGATCAGTACACGTTCGGTGCGCCGGGCCACAACTTCTGGCGCGAGCAGGGTCAGGTCACGCTTTACGTGAAGACCCGGCTCGGCGCCGGAATCGTGGTGCGCAATCTGGCCGAGTCCTACGCGGGTGGTCTGCGAGCCCGGTTCCGCAACGACCGCTTCGCCGCCGGCAACGGTACCGTTCGCATTGTCTCCACCGCCCCGATGGGCGGTGGGCACGACGAGGCGGGACTGTGGGTCGAAGCGGTGGCCCTCGGATACGAGACTTTCAACATCGGCTGAGCCGGCAGAGCCGCCAGCCGTACCTGACCGCCGCCCCATGGGCGGCTTTTTGTTGTCTGGAATTTAGGAGAAGGCCTCTTGGACAGCGCCAACAAGCAGACCGCCGTCATCACCGAAGCGACCGTCGGCACCACGCCGGCGACACCGGCCTTTCTGCTCACCCGCGACATCCGCGTCAGCGGTGCGCCGCAACGCCCCAACACCCGCTCGCCCGAGCGGCGTCCCGACCGCCAGGCCGCCTCGATGGTGCAGGGTGTCGCGACCTATCCCAAGCAGATCGAGATGCCCTGGGTCCGGGACGCGGCCAGCGACGTGCTGTGGGCGTCGCTCTTCTGCAGCCCCTGGGTATCCAATGTCCTCAAAGTCGGCTCGGTGCGAACCGGCACGACGTTCACCCTGGAAGAGAAGTACGAGGGCGGTGCCACCGACCCCTATCGCCGCCTGACCGGCTGCATGGTCGACAACGTCTCGATCGCCTTTCAGAACGGCAACCCGGGCCAGCTCACCTTCTCCCTGCTGGCCCTGGGCGAGACCACGGCGACGACGGCAATCGTGTCCTCGACCTATGCGGCGCCGACGCCGGCCTACGATCCCTCGACGCCGGCTGACATTGTGGTCAACAGCCTGTTCGGCCTTGCCTCGCCGAAGGTCCGCTCGCTGCAACTGCAGATCTCGAACAACCTGCAGCAACAGTACGCCTTCGGTTCGGCCGATCCATTCGCCATTGGCCTCGGCGAGTTCAACGTGCAGGGCGTGGTCGAGGTCTACTTCAACGCCCTTGCCGACTACTCGGCCTTCGTCGTTAAGCAGACCGGCCAGACCTTCGACATCACGATCGGCGCCACGATGAACTTCAAGGACCGGCTCGTGCTGGGCAATTGCGACGTCTTCAACCCGAACGTCGATGATCCCGGCCAGACCGGCGTCCACGCGGTCACTCTGAACTTCCTCGGCAAGTACTACGCCACAGACGCCTCGGCGATGAAGCTCACCCGCAACGCACCGTAATGGTGGCACCGGAGACCCACATGGAAACTTCCGTCCTCATTCTTCAGACGTTCCACCGCTTCGTGTCCGAAGGCGAGGGCAGGCCCGAACGCAAAGAGCGCTTCGCCCAGGGCCAGACGATCAAGGTGTCCGAGGAGGACGCTGCCGACTGGATCGCGAAGGGACTCGCACGAGAAGCATGATGCCCAAAACCCGCAGCGTCCTGCGGCATCCCACTCCCCGGAGCACGACATGAGCCAGTTCAAGTTCGGCAACATCGACAAGCTGAAGCGTAATCGCGAGATCGAAGGGGTTGCCGGGACCGAGATCGGCCTGCCCGGCGGCATCTCGCTGATCGCGCTCTGCGCCTCGGACGCCAATCCGGCGTGGCGGCGCGGCGGCGAGGATTTTCTGGCCGAGCTGAAGCGGCTGAGCCGCGCCCACGCCTCGGACGAGCGCGTAAAGCGCTTCCTGGCCGAGCAGCTCGCCCGCATGCTGGTGAAGGACTGGAGCGGTGTCGTCGACCAGGACGGCAATGCCATCCCGTTCAGCACCGATGCGTGCATGGAGTTCCTGATCGAGGCCGACGATGCGATCCCCGCCTTGCAGGCGGTGGTCTACGAGACGCAGAACTTCCGAGGCCAGCGCATCGAAGCGATCGTCGACCACGCAAAAAACTGATCCGCTGGGACAGCACCAACGCCTACGAGATCGCGGGCTGGAGCGATCGAGCCCGGGCGGGCGATGCCGAGTTCGTCGACCGCCTGCTGTCCCGGCCGCAACCCGATAGTGAGACGGCCCCCTACTGGGAGGCCTTCCAGTATCTCTCCCGGGACCGAACCATGCTGTCTCTCTCCCTGGGTATGGCCGGCGGCCTGGTGCTGCCACAGCCGATCCCGTGTGAGGCGATCCGGCGGTACGGCCGGACCCTTCGTCTCTCCGGTGAGGAACTGGTCGACTTCGTGGAGATCGTTTCCGGCATCGACGACTTCTGGGTCGCGACCGAGCAGCGCAAGCAGACGGATGCAGCGGTTCGCGCTGCCAGGGGCATGAGCAGGCAACGCTGATCCATGGCTGAAGAAACCAGGATAATCCGGCTGGTCATCGACAGCTCGAAGGCGGTCGATGGCGGGCGGGCAGCGCAGCGGGCGCTGGAGCAGATCGAGCGCAGCACGTCCTCGCTGGACGGCACCATGGCGCGTATGGAGCAGTCGCTGGGGCGCATCGGCGGCTACATGAAGGCGCAGCTTGCCCTCATGGCAGCCGAACTCGCCGCTCGCTTCGTGCAAATCGGCAAGGAAGCTTTCGACGCCGCGTCCGGCATGGGCGAACTTGCGGACCAGCTCGGCGTCACCACGCGAGGCCTTCAGGCGCTGCAGTATTCGGCCGTCCAGAACGGCGTGAAGCTCGAGCAACTTGAGACCGGCGTCTCGAAGTTCAGCCAGAAAATCGGAGAAGCGGCGGGCGGCTCCAGGGAGATGATCGAGTCGCTTAACGGTATGGGCGTCAAGATTCTCGACCTGAACGGCAAACTGCGACCGACTGAAACGCTGATGAGCGAGGTTGCCGCCAGCATTCTGGCCATCGACGATCCGGCGAAGCGGTCCGCCGCGTCCGTCGACTTCTTCGGCAAGGCCGGTACGAAGTTCCTGCCGGTGCTGCAAGACATGGCGAAGGGCCTCGACGCCATGGGCGCTGCTGCCGATCGTGGTGGAGCAATGATCTCGGAGCGGGCGATCACTCGCCTGGATCAGCTTGGCGATGCGGTGGCCCGATCCGGGCTGAAGATGAGGGCGACGTTTGCAAACGTCTTCGTCGACCTGCTCGACGAGATCGAGGCGCGGTTCGCGAGAATCAACATCGGCTTTTCGGAGGCGGACTGGGCGAAGGGTGCTGCCTACAACAAGCAAAAGCTTGACGAGCTTGCGGCCTTTCTCGGTCGAGTGGAGGAAGAATCAGCGGTCAGCGTCGCGCGCTTCATCGCCGGGTTCGAGAAAGCGATCTCCACGATTCCCGAGTTGTTGGGCAAGGCCTTCGTTGACGGCATGAACAATGCGTTGGGCGCGCTCGAAAGCGGCCTCTCCAGGATCACGGGCACGCTGGAGCGCAACGCGCCCTGGCTGGGCGTGAAAAGCGGCGACTTCAGTCTCGGCAGACTGTCCGGCGGCGGCGCTTCGCTTTCTGACAGAAGTTCGCAGATCCAGGCGGCTGAAAACCAGGCCGAAGCCGGCATGCGGACCTACTATGCAGTCAACCGGGAGCAGCGCGACCGTGAGGCTCTGATTGCGCGCCAGGCGGGGTACGCCGGCGATGAAGATGCCGCCCGCCGCGGGACGCTTGGCGGCGTTGTTGCCGGCGGCAGATCCAACCCCGCCGTCAAAGGTGCCGGCGACGACGCCACCGAGCGCATGCGCAAGGCGCTTCAGGATTCCAGCCGTGAGATGGAGCAGGCCCGCGCCTTCGCCGATGTCGCCAACCAGGGTGCCGAAGCCGTGGCCAGGTTGGAGGCCCACTTCAAGGCGCTGAAGACGGCGCAGGACGTCTTCGGCAAGACCGCGAACGACAATGCCCGCGGCGTCGCCGACCTCACGGACAAGCTCGAAGAGCAGGCGGTTGCCACCCTGAAGCTG